CATTGCGGAAGTCCCGCCAATAAAACTCTCGGTCGCCTAAAGCACTCCAAATGTTTTTAAGGGGGGAATCCGCCATGTCATACCATTACCGTCTAATTAAGCCTGAATACCAGGTTCATTAAGTGTTGATGGATCTGGGAATGGATTACCGCCTGTCAATCTACCATTGATGTCATTGTCACCCTGATAGTGTGTACAGTTATCAAAACGTACTGTCATGGTAATCTGAACTGGATCGTTTACACTGTAATCGTTTTGTCCATATGCTACATTCTGAAGGAAGCAACCTTCCAGATAAAATACTTCTGTGGGACCAGCGTTGGTGCCGTCCATGGTTTCCACTTGCATATCAAACTTGTAATCATTACCAGCGGCTGGGGTAGTCTGCTGGAAAAAGTTTACCTGACGTTGCAACTGTGCGCCAACCAATCTAGACGTAGCGTTTGTGATGTCGTCACGAACTACTAAATCAATTGTGGACCACTCGTGCTTGCCATGAATGTAACTCTTACTGTTGTACGAATCAACAATTACTTCTGGAAACGCCACTGAGGGTCTGGTTACACTCTGAACATTTTGCGTGAGTGTTCTTGACTGTGGCTCTCCGCCGAAACCTGCCAACATAGTA